TTCAATCGAGCAACAACACGATACTTAGCCATATCAGCTCACCGCATTCTTAATCAGGTAGCCCGTTACGACCTTACCCACATTGGTGTCAGCAGGATTGTTTTCCTTACCAACCAACTTAAGGTCGTAGCGACGCGACACACGAACAAGGTCCGACTTGCGCTTCTCTTCACGCCAGCGATCAGTCACCATAGCCGTTCCACCTCCATAGCCCCAAACGAATTCATACCCGAAGGCAGGAATCTTGAGACCTGGACGTGCCGGCACCCAAGCCAGGATAACATCCTTACCCCACAGGTACGAAGGTACCAATGAAGCTGAAGACGCAATGCCCAGACCTGGGATGATGATGTTCGGAAGACCGACAACCGCAGCGATCAGTTCGGGCGTCAGGATAGCACGCTCCGAGTACTTAATACGCTCAATGAAGTCAGCATGATCTTCCAAGACGCTCATGACCTGATACGGAATGACTGCCGTATTAGGCTCCATGAAGACGTGACTATGCATTGCAAAACGACCCAGCTTCAGATCCTTAATGGGCTTGCCACTAGCCTCATCCCACTGAGTGTTTGAACCTGCAGACAGATCAACTGTCATATCAGATGCATAGTTAGCTGCCGTCGTAACTAGATCATGCATAGCCTTTTCTCGACCAAGCATGATCTTGCTAGTCACCAGCTCAGTACCATCACGATCTGGGGAAAGAGGCGAATCTGCGTTCTCACGTTCCTCATCAGTAACGGGAATCTGAAGCGCATGCTCCTGGGCGTAGTAAGTATCAAGAGACACTTCGAGTCCAGGGATTTCATTTGCTTCAGTGCCTGGTGCACGATAGTCGCCAGCTTCAGGAAGCCAAGCCTCACGACCAAACGTGTAGTACTTGTCTGCCTGCTTTCGCACGACAACCTTGGGGAACAGTTGTTCACCGACCAGACCTTCATTACTCCAGCCAACAGAGATGTTAGTTAGGACCTGGTCAACGTGAACGTTGCCTGAACCGTTAGGATTCCAAACCATTTCTTACTCCTCTCTATTATGCGGGGGTAGTGGCGGACAAGCCAGGCGTGAGCAACATATCAAACTGTGCCCCAGCCGCGGCTGCTGTAAGTGCAATACCTACAATATTATAAACAGTAGCTGCAGTAGTGCCAACCTTAACGGCGGTACCTGTAGCACTTACGGTACACTTACTGTCGACGGAAACGCCTCCAGTACCTGCAATGACTCGTGCAATGCCCAACATGCGAACATCGAGAACAGCCTTACCAGTCGTAACCTTAGCGACGTCACAAGTTTCCATGACAACGCCTCGGCAAACAACACCAGCAGTACCAACATTAGCGATCTGCGTTCCATCACCTGCAGAGACAACCAAGGTGGCTGCTTTGTAAGCGGCAGAACCTGTTGCTACATGTCCTTTGTCAAGGACATAATTAGGACCAACACCCATTTCAGTTTACCTCCTTAGTTCTCTCGGAACGAGTACGCGCCCTGCGTGTACTCTGCGTACAGCTGAGGCTGCAGCGAAGCAACCCGTTCAGCAGCGGCTGCATAATCCAGCTTATCACTCAGCATAACCTTGGCGATCTCTTCTGCAAACTTCTTCGCAGCATCTTCTTCGCCTTCTCCAGCCTTACCAGTGTATGCAGTCTCACCCAGCTTGACAAGCCCAACACCCTGGATCTGCTTCAAGATCGTCGTAAATCGCTCGGCAGCCTTAACATCAGACTCCGAAAGCAGCTTAGTCAGATCTTCCTGCACAACTGCCGGAAGTGCATTGCTGCCCTCTGACAATTCCTTGACAGTGCTAGCGACTTCAGAAAGGCGCAATGCACCCTGAGTAGCCGAAAGCTGAGTGCCGAGTGCCGTAACATGATCGACGAGAGCCTTGATCGCCGGGTTACTCTCGGCTAGCTGGATCACCTCCTTGGGAAGACCCTCCGAGGCAGCAATTGCTTCTGCCCGCTTCTCAGCCTCAAGTTCTGCAGGGGTCTTTTCTTCCTTCTTCTCTTCCTTGGGCTCTTCCTTCGCCGCGAGACGCTCAGCGAGGGCAGTGTTAACTACCTCATCCGTAGCATCCTCGGGAAGACCAAGAAGCTTACGTAGCTCCTTCGGATCCATTCCTTTTCCTTCCTGTGGACGCTCGGAGGGCATGCCGAGCTCTGACATGTTGATGGGAAGAATATCCTTCAGAAACGGTCTGTTGGTTATTCCACCACCAAACAGAATGTCCTTGAACACCTGTCCGGTCTTTGGATGCTTCCACTCATCGTGGAATTCTGGCGAGAAGTACTTATACTCCTTCGCTTTAATGTGATCCCAAGCTTTCTTAGTCCATTCGACCATGATCCAAAGACCATTCGAACGTGCTTCGGCCTTACGAATCCATCCAGCAGCAACACTATCATGCGCTTTGTGATCGTAATCGATATCCAGATCAGTACCTCGAACATTATCGTCAAAGTTCTTCTGCATACGAGCAGCCTTATCAGGGCTCATATCGATTTCGCCGTAAACTGGATGGTCGTATTTACCATAAGGGAATGCCTGAAGCCACGACGTCATATTTGCTTCGTCGTCAAGCTTGATCGAGTTCAAGTCAATCAAGTAGCCCATATCAGCCATTTTGTTCCTCCTTATCTCTTATATACTACCTAATTACCTATCAGGTAGGACAACGGTTACGATATAATAGTAACAACTACCTATGTTTTGTACCTGTCAAAAAATGCAATTATATCAGATGCATTATATAACGCATCTGCTAAGTGTCCTCCAGTAGCAACAGTAACTACCCCAGTTTCAGGTGCATATCCTGTTAATTTGGCAACCATAGGATCAATATTGACCGTCTTTGGCGTCGTCGTATCATCAAGAGCAACATAGAACCGTTGAGCTACACCTCGAAAGGCTGGAGGCAAATACTGAATAGGATTCTTGCCCAGAATAGCAGCCATATACGATGCTGTACTATTAGCTCCCCAAGCGAGCCATGCAGCAGCCTGAAACGGCGGAAGCGCATCAAGTGCTCTCAGATCAATAGCTGGACTAATTGAAGCAACACCAGCAATATTGCCCAAACTATTATTAAGTCTAGATGCTAGAATCTGCTGTACAAACGCTCCACCTTGTGACGTACCAAACAGAAACAATGCACCAGTATTAAAGTGCTTACGTGTCCACTCAATAGCGGCAGAGTAGTCATCAACACCTATCTGGTTACCAAACTTATCATAGGGACTAGCTCCTGTAGATGCTGTACCATTATCAGAAGACACCAAGATGTATCCTGATGTCTTACAAGCTGCCATAATACTTGCCCATCGTGCCTCTACGTAAGGTCCTGTAGCAGTACCTGTAGCCGCCTGGTGACACCAAAGCACAACGGGCATAGGAGTCCGAGGATCATATTGTCCAGGAACCATAATGAGATGACGAATACCAGTAGCAGGATCTATACGATTGATACAAATAGGTTTATTAGCATCAAATAGAGGAACGCCTCCAGGAGATTGCTGAGCAATAGGAGGCGGACAAGAATCTGACATAATGGTAACAGGTCCTACTAATGTACCACCAGCACCTGTTGCATCTCCATTAGAAATGATCAAACTGTTGATGGCACCACCAGGCATTTGCGAACGCTTAATAGACGTTGACGCTGTAAATTGTCCACCACCAGCAGGAGCAACGGATATACTAACTGTTTCTTCGTCAATAAAGACTGTAGTAATATAAACACCAGAAGGAGCCGCAACAGTAATAGAATTTGACGAAGTACCTGTAACATTAGCACCTTTAATTTGTGCATAAATATTATTAGAAATGCCTACATAGAAGCCATTATTAGCAGATCCAACAGCTGCAGCAGTATCAGAATTTACACCACAATAAACATATTTACCTGCAGTTATGGTAAAACTAAATCGGATCATGCGTCGTCCACCAGCAGGAATTACTAATGCCTTAGCTAAGCCTGCCGTAGATCCATACATTTGACCAGCAACAACGGAACCTGTTCCAGTCCATGCAGATGTATTAGCCCACAATTCTGTAGTAACAACGCAATCACTAAATTGCTGTATGATCTTACGATTGTAATTATCAAGCTTTTGACGTGCCTGACGCTCTACTCGAGCCAGAGCAAGTGTATCACCTACCAATGAATACTGTGACAAAGTTATATCAGGTGTCTGCACTTCAATAACAGATGAATCACTGTCAACCTCAATAACATCAGGTTCGCCAACTACTTCGACAATATCAGGCATCGTCGGTCACCTCCCCTATAACAACCACAGGGCCCGCCAGGTATGTTTTGATATGTGCAGCATCTAACTTAAGCTGTAGATCCCAGAGATAGCCGCCCTCATTTAAAGCTTTGCAATCTGCAGGGAGAAGTACTATGGTAACCAGACCAGCATTAGTAATTTGATCGGGATCAATAGTGCAGGTAAACGAGGCATCAGGGATAGATTGACCCTTACTCTTACGAATTTCTGCCTGTGCTGTATATCCAGTCAAATCTTTATAATCGCCGGGAATAATCTTGCCTTGGCTGTCATATTCAGCGTCACGCAGACGAAATGCTTTTTCAATTCTGTCGCCCTGATAGATGTTTAATCCATAAGAGCCTGGAAGGTCACTAGCCATTACTTGCCTCCATTCCTATCCTTGTCAACATAGTACTCCTAATTCTCATATTAGCTAGCGACCCATGCATTAGCTTGTGCATCCCAAACATGAATAACGTAATCATCATCTACCCACGCATCATTGTCAGAAGTAGAACCTGAGTCCCCATCAAAGAAGCCGATTAAAGCACCATCAGCAACCATAACGTTGCGGAAATTAAAATACTGTCCTGGGTTTCCGCCTAAGGAGTTACATATGTATACAGTTGTTAAATTACGAGCTGTCTTGACAATAGAGGTAAGGTAGACTCTATGCCACTGACCATCTTTAGGAACTGTTGTGGTAACTGCTCCCGCAACGATAGTAGTGTAAACGCTTGAGTCGTTATTTGGTGCATCACGCCAAATAAACGAAATTTGGCCATTAAGAAGCGTATCAGGAGGAAAGCGAACTTCAGCAGAGACTGTAACTGTTGTTCCTTCAGGTCGTACATCTAGACCATATGTAACGGCACCAAGATTTGTCGAGGCAACGTTCTTCTCAACGCGTATAGCATTATGTCCATCAACTATTTCAGATGAAACAGTTACATAAGTGGAACTTATTGATGAGTACGATGTCCACCTGTATAACGTTGCATCGTTAGTCGATGGGTGCCACATACCGTTCGTTACTGTAAGAACACCATTAACCCATTTCTCTGACGATGAAGCATAAGGTGTTCCACTCCAACGATGTGATACTGCAACGACAGGAGCTGTCGATTGTACGTACACTGTACCTGAGTCATCTTCGGTTATTTCACCTACAACAGTTACAGGACCTGCAAGATACGTTTTGATATGACTAGCATCAGACTTTACTTGACAATCCCAAACGTAGTTGCCCTCTGACAACGCTTTTGATGCCTCAGGAAGCAACATAGCAGCAAAGACGCCTGTATTATTCAACTGATCAGGATCAACTGCGCAAATGAAAGTTGCTGCAGGGTTAGGTGAGCCCTTTGCAGAACGAATTTCCGCTTGTACAGTCTTACCTGTCAAATCCTTATAATCACCAGGAATAGTCTTACCTGTAATAGGATCAATAGTACTATCACGGAGGCGGAATGACTTCTTAATGAAGTCGCCTTGATAGATATTCAGAGGATACGTAGTAGGAAGACCGTCAGCCATTACTTACCTCCGGTCTTATCATTACCCGCATTAGCTCCAGGACTCTTACGTGTCTTTCCTGCAGGCGCTTGCCTAGGCAAACCTACCTTTGCTGTCTGAATTGTTGTACTGGGTTGTTGCTGCGCTTCATCGTTAGCAATTTCTGCATTAAGCTCAGCCAAATCTGCACCCGTTTGAGGCCTTGCTGAAGCTTCATCCCGCTCAGGAAGATCAAGCATGTCTCGCATAGCATCTTCCAAATCGTCATCAGGCACAATGACACCAGCACCAACCATGTTACGGACAGTGAAGGAAACAGTACGCTGATCTTCCTGCTCACCAATGCGACGTGCACGAAGCTTAGGAATAGCAGCATCCGCAAAGTTAAACTTGGTCATCTCTGGAATAAGATACGCATTAAAGGTATCAGTTACGATGTCAGCAACAAAGCGCGTCGCTTTGAGGAACATCGTCTGATCTTCTTCTTTAGCACCTGCGGAACCCAAGAACTCACCTAAGACGTTCATACGAATCATCGTATCGTGATGATCAATGCTCTTGAGGCAGTCAACAGGCTGCCCTTCAAGCTTAAGCATGAACAAATCCCAACCTGGAGGTAGCACAATATGTGCACGCTCATTAGTCCTTACATTACGTCCAAGATTCTCAGCAGCAGTTTTGTCATCAGCACCGTATCCAAGAGGAAGCTTGATAACAGGAATGCCAATACCATGTCGTTCTTTTTGGATAGCATCGATCTTGTAGAGCTGCTCTTTGTAATACCAGTGCTTGTACGCACTCCGAAGGATTGAAATGCCTTCAATGTTACCAGCCTCCTTGTCGAAGCTAAACACCAACATCTTTTCAATAGGTATTATAATATCACTCATACCTAGGTTTTCTAAATTAGAAGCATACATACTAACAGCTTTAGGTCCACCATTAGCATCAAAGTACCAACTCTTGACATCCATAGGATGACGAGGACCAAGCTTCTTTAATACTGTACGCAATTTACCATCAACGACACGATTCTCCCAAACCTTCTCCATCATGTAGTAACCAAAGTCCAACATTAGGAGTGATTCAGTAAGTGTCTGGGCCCAAGGAGTCGACATCAACTCAAAAAGGTTCTTAGCAACCCATTCAGCTGCCTTCTTATCAATGTCTTTCTTACCACCAGCTTGGACGAAGAAGCGAGCTGCCAGTACAGGCGTCTTTGCAGCACGTAAGGTTGAGCGGACCCCTCCATCAGAACGTCGCATCTTGTCAAACATCTCAAGGCCCTTAAAGCCTCGCATTGCAGGATTGTACTCGTCGCGAGTAAAAGATGTCCAAGGAGATGGTGAACTCGTTCCATACTCACCAGG